GTTCTTCTAGTTCAGCTACTTGGTCGGCTAAATCGTCGACTAGGTCTGCTTTCCCTTCGGGAACTTCTATATAATGTTCCTTGAATACAGTTTGTAATGATTCCATGAATTGCTCTGCAACTTCAGTCCTAAGACCTTGTTCTATTGCAACTTCATTTTGCTCCATCCATCCTTCAACAACATAGTTTAAGTAAGAATCTACTTTTTCTACGAGTGAGCTTTGAACGTCATTAACTTCTTCTTCAAGGTTTTGCGCATATTCTGCTTCTAGTCTATCTATTTCAGCACTTACTTTTGATTTGTAAGCAGCCTCAAAGATTGCACTAGCTTTATCACGGAATCCATCCGATAGTGTTGCCTCTTCTGCGACAATAAGATCTAGATCTTCGTCCCAGTTCGCCTCTACGACTTTAGATGCTTTGGCTTTGGGTGTAGCAACCTTTCCAGGTCCTGCTTTTTCGCCCTTTTTAACCAATCCACCTTCGTCTTCAGACTCAGACATTTTTACCATCTTGGCAAATAACTGTTGCGCTTCGTCTTTCTTCGCTTTCTTCAGCATTTGAACAGCAGCGTTAATTACAGCAGCTTTAGTCTTAGGAATTTGGACTTCAGTCACTTCGTCTTCTTCTTCTTCGTCTTCATCAGATTCGTCATTTTCTTTGACATCCTCTTCTTCATCTTCGTCAGAATCATTCTCAGTTTCTTTATCGTCTTCTTCTTTATCGTCTTTAGCTTCTACAACTTCCTGCTCTGCTTCAACTTCCGCAACTTCAGAGATTTCATCTTCAGTTACTTCGGCATTTACGCCTTCAGCGACAACTTTTTTTATTTCATCTGTCATTGACATTTGTTTGTCCTCTTAAGTTATAAGTTTAAAGTTTAGAGAGGAAATGTTTAAACGCTCTAATTTCCATTGCTGGCAAGTGCCTAGCGGGAGTACGTTTTATTTCAGTCTCAATTTTTTCAATTTCTTGAGGAGCAAGAATACCGTTATTCCATATCCATTCAACACCTTCCATTACACCGTTAACAAATGCTGACGGCGCAGAAGGGTCTTGAACGATATCTACTGAAGCTAACATAAAGTCATTCTTCACATACATAACGCCACCCTTGTTTTCAAGAGTTCCCATACCACGACTTGATACACCAAGCTTAACTCCGCCTTCAAGTAAACCGCTAACGATATTACCCATAGGAGTATTAAGTATTGATGCTTTTCCCATAACATCATTCCCTTGGAATTCCAAGTTTGTGATCTTATGTGAAACTTTGTCAAGGTTTACAGTTGGTCCTTCCGGATGATTTAACTCTCCAACTGCTCTACCTTGTGAAACCTGCTCGTCGACGTATTTGCCAACTGCAGCTTCCAAAATCTTTTTATCATAAACACGGCCATTTCTATTTTTCTTATTGGCCTGCATAAATACACCCTCTATCACAAAAGACTTTTCGCCTTTTTCATTCTTTTCAGAAAGAATTTGTAGGTTATTATCTACGTATTCTGATATTAGTTTCATTTATACCTCTTTAAGCCTGTTCGGCTTCTGGTTGTTTATTACCTATTGTGCCTGCTATTTCAATTTTCTTTGCATCTATAGCAGCAGTGAGCTTTACTGACATTATATCATTAAAGCTTTTTTGTGCAGCGACATTGTCACCGTCTTTTAAATTTGTTATCAAATTCTCTGTAGTCATAATTATCCTCGTTCTGTATATATTTATAGTTATTTAAATCTCTAGAAGTCCAAATCATCTTCATCATCGTCAGGGGCATCAGCCTTTTCCTGTTCGATTTGTTTGGTTAACTCTTCTATGTCGTCATCAGTTTGACGGAGTATATTCTTTCTTACCCATTCATTTGATACGTATTTACCTACATACTCATCAACAGAAGTTATAAGTTCGAATCTTTCCCTTATCATTTCACTTTCTTTCAGTTCACTAAAATAGTTATCTTCAATAAAGTCAAAAACAATACTTTCTTTCCAGCTTTCCCAATCATTAACGGTTATAATACCCTTTAATAGTAATTGAGTTTTAAGTGCTTGCATAAACACATCGGAAAATCTTTTTCTTAATCTATCAATGAATTTTTTAAACTTAACTTCATCTCTAGATATTTCAGTACTTCTACCTAAACTAAACTGATTCTCTTGTTCCAATCTGTTAATTGGTACGTTAAGGGCTTTATACAGTTTCTTTTGGAAGTATATGATATCATCAATCTGTCCGAGATTTTCTCCTCCTGGGAGGGTCGAAATTTCCGTACCTCTACCACCTTCTCTACGCGGTAAGAAGAAATCTTCGAGCATCGACATATGTTTCTTATCATCTTTAACATCTCCTGTCGCGGCATCGTATACTAATTTGTTTCTATACTGATTCATGATGTTACGTAAGTATTCTTCTGCTTTACCTTTTGGTAGGTTACCTACGTCAATATAAAAGATTCTTCTTTCAGGTGCTCTACTTATTCTGTAGATAACCAAGGAATCTTCCATCATTCTTAATTGGTTGACTGGCTTAATTGCTTTTTGCAAGTAAGATAATATTCTAGAACGAGTTGGATCCATCATCCCGGACGTAGCATATAATATAGCATCAGGATGTATTTTAACACCTTGGTCTGTTTGAGTCATCTTATTGTTTTGGAATAAGAAATACTCTGCTTGTTTAACAACCAGTGTTGCCCCAGTTTTAGGGTCTTGTTGTTCTTCGATCTCTTTTACTTTACGTAATTGCGTTGGATCGATATATCTTAATTCTTTAATACCTGCTTTTGGATTAGCATCGTTAATAATAACGTGATACGGTAATCTTCCATCAATGTACCACTTTCTGAATATATCATGTGAATACTGATTGAAGCCCATAAGCTTTAGGATAACATCAAATTCGTCTCTTACGGTATCTTTGATTTTATCTGATATTTCTAATTTATCTAATATAATATTAACAGGTGCCTCATCATGGTCACCTACAATTGATTCGTTAACAATGTCTTCAATAGCTGCATCACATTCTGGCTGTGCTGCAATATCCCTATATTTTACAATAAGCTCTACTTCGTTCTTTTGTTTATCTGCGTCTTGATCTAGATATTGCCCAAAGTGACCTCCCGAGTTTATTACACCCGCGCCGTCGTTTTCTGTGGATGGAACTATAGATACAAGGTTATCCTTGTTACCCTTTTTCCTGTTTATCTCGAATCCGAAAAATTCTGCCATAATTTATTTCCTATAATATCGGAGGGGAAACCAGTTCCCCTCTCCTATTATTATTTATACTACTTCTAAGAGGTAGTATCTGACTCCCAATATTGAACCTGTAGTTCAACTGTGAACTCTTCTATCGTGTTTTCACTATCGTAATTTAAATCGATAGTTGAAACTGAAGAAGGCCAACAACCTCTAAAGTCATATTTCTTAACAGTTTCGCCAGCTTTATTAAGCTGCTCTACTACTACGTCACAAATATAATCATTCATATTTGATAGACCAGTGTTAGTAGCGAAATTGTTAATACCATTAGCCCAAGACTCAAACGCATTTCTAACTTTAAAGTTAGCATCATTGATGATTGTCAATGATAATGGTTCGAAAGTTCTATCACCTGCCATCTGAAGCTGTCTGCCTCTGAATGGTATAGCAATAGGTGCTATCGTTGACCCTGGAATCTGTACTCCCTTACATAAGAAAGATGTTAATTCCACATCAGCAGCTACGTAACTTGGAAAATTAACGGTTGCTTTAAATAGATTTGACCTAGCGCCGCCGCCAGTTAGTTTAGATTTAAAATCGTCTACTCCTAAAATTGCCATGTTATTCTCCTATTATGCTGAAGTACCAGCGATCTCAGTAAATTCGACCCCTGATCTTGTGGCTACAAAGTTTAAAGTAATGAAGTTAATCGATCTTGAAGGCTTGATAAATATATCAGCTACAAATTGATTACCATCAACTACTTGACTTGTATTGTTAGTACTATCGCAAACAACTAAGAAATCTGTTAGTCCTCTACGCCCCTTCACATCTCTCAAGAATGGCTCAATTAAGTTTTTGAACTGTGCTTGCGTAAATTCATCGTTGAATTCAAATAACTGTGCTTTAGCAGCAGTTGAGATTGCTTTTTCTAATGTGTTAAATAATCTTCTTACATTGATTCTATCAAATGCTGAAGGCTTACTTAACAATGTTTTATCTCCGAAGAGAATAGTTCCCTGACCAGACAACGATACAATCGGATTTACTCTTGCTTTATACAAGGTATCTCTATCTGCCTGTTTAGGATTATGTGCCAACTTGACTACACCCAATAGTTGTCCACGATTCACACCAGCTGGTGAGAACCAAGAATCAGCTACAGTATCTGTATTAGCACAAAGTCCTGCTACGTGACCAGCTGCTCCAATCCAACGATATTTATCATTGTATTTGTCATAGACATAAAGAGCTGTTGAATCACATGAAGCATAAGAGCTTGATGTTAATGTATCTGCAAAGACTTTTACATCTGCTGCAGGTGTTGAAGACCCCTGTGTGTCTGCGATTGGTGGGGATACAAATGCCATACAATCTTTCCTAGCCGCTGCTATGGAAATAAGATCGTTTGCAATTACATTCGAACCATTTGCGTCTGGAGTTGCAAAAAGTAAATTTACATCTACTGTTTCGCCATCTTCCAATAGGTCGTAACCTAATGCAATTTCGCCAGTGGTTGGTACGTTATCATCTAAGCCTCCTCCGAGACTGTCAGAATCTACTGAAGTTAATGTACCGGACAGACTCGATAGTCCGGAAAGTGCACTTCCTGCACTTGATAATGATGAGATATGATCCATAAATCTAATGTAATTAGATCTTTGATTAATAACATCTACATAATAGTTACTTGTACCATCGTTTGCCTTAGCATCTGAACCGATAGACATGAATGCGAAAGTTTCTAATACTGTGTTAGCAGTACCTGTGAAAAGTCCATCTTGATCTATTACGATCACATGTACTTCATCATTGAAACTTGCACTTTTGCCTAAGTTAGTTGCATAGTCTGATGTACCGGGTTTGCTATCGAATTGCCCTTGGGATGCCCAAGCGTTAAAATTCGACGTGCTAATATCGGCAGTAACTGTTTCAACTTTTAAGCTGTTGCCAAGGATACCTGGAAACTTTGCAGCCCATTGTCCCTTGTTATCAGCATCAGAAGTTGCATAGTTATTATTAATATAATCATCATCATTTTTGATTAGCTGGCCAGCGCCGTCTGAAGTCGCATTCTTGTGACCTGAGGCTACCCTGACTACTTTCAATGCATTGCCATATTTTAAAAATGACGCTGCCGTTAGAAAGTACGAGAAAGTATTGTCGTCTGGTGTACCGAATATTCCAGCTAAGCTCTTTTCAGAACCTACTGTGATTACTTGGTCTACCGGACCCCAATTAAATGATCCTGCGAATCCACCAATGCTGGTTGATACGGCAGGTACTACGGATGTCGCGTCAATTTCCTTGACTTGAACTCCTGGTGATACTTGAAATGCCATCGCTTTATCCTCTCAAAAAGGTTTGTTTATAAGTTAACATAATACGGAAAAGTTTTTACACTTTTTTATTCAATCATAGTTATTTATAATATAAATAAACTCTAGAACTGCCCGTCATGTCTACCCAATGGGGTTTCAAACCAAACCGTTCCGTCTTCATCTTGCTCAAATTTTGGCTTATTATCAGCCACGTTACCAAGAAATCCAAGTGGTATCATATCATCTTGGATTGCTTGAAGTTGTTCTTTATACAACATGTTCTTCATGTCTATATCTGTTATAGATTGAAATATATCAGTACTAGTAAACCATGCAAACAGTACTAAATTCATCATAAGGTCATCATGATTAGATGCCGAAGCTTCAAATGATGTCCCTTTCGAAACAAAGGTAGTCATTTCTACTATGGTATTAGCATCATGTATTGATAGTTTCCCTTGTTCTATTAAATCTTTTATGGTAGAACAACCAATTCTTTTTACTCTTTTGGTCATTGTAGCACCAATCGCATTCTTTTTAACTGCTGATTCTACAAACATGTTCTCATATTCTAAGTCATAGTATAATCCATTACATACCACAACACCTTGATCGTTTGATTCTACAATAACGTATGCTTCGTTATAAGCATTTGCGTATTTATATACTAAATCTGGTAATAGCATTGGTGATATATTATTATCTCTAAATACACACACTTGATTGAATGGTTCAACTGATATATCAATGATAGTAAAAGTACTATAATCCTGCCCTCTACCTCTGGCCACATCTACTGTCATAATATAATCATGGTTTATTATAGGTGATTCGTACGTTAATATATTTTCTTTTATTGTTATTGGTTCTCTAGCCATTTGCGCTAACAAATGATTAGCAGATATTAATGTATTACCTCTTCCATGAAAAGTATTACCAAACTCTTGCTCGAACTGTAATTCCGATGTATTCGCTACAGTTACTCGTTTCCATTCATCATCTCTTCCAGGTACGTCCCACCAATCCACTCTAAACGGACCAAAATCATTTGTCCCTGTGGATGCACCTTCCCATAGCTTGTGGTATACGTTACCCACTCCATTTGCTGTAGAACATATAATTATTTGTGTGTCTTTACCAGCAGAAACAACTGGATAAGTAGAAGTATAAAACTGTGCATCATTTTCTACGAAAGCAAACTCATCTAAAAACAATAAGTTAATAGATAAACCCCTGATAGAACTACCTGATGTAGCCGATGCTATAATCTTAGAATTATTACTAAACTCTATAGAACCTTTGTTTAAAGCTTTGCATCCAGGCTGTAAAAAGAATGGTAGATTTTCTAAAGCTAATGTTATACGTGCTAACATCTCTCTAGCTACAGCTCCTTTGTTAGCTAATATAGCAATAGTTTTTTCTGGATGGAATACAGCAAACCATAATAGATATACCACTGAAGATATAGATTTACCTGACTGACGACAAGCTAAAACAATACTAAATCTGTTATCATTGAAATGCGTAAACATCTTTTCTTGATAAGGATATAATTTAAAAGGCACCAATCCGTCATCGAGAGAAATAATTTTTATATACTCACGAGCAAAGTATGCAGGATCGTTCATGCATTTGATATATTCTTTTACTTCATTTTCGCTAAATTGGGATTGAACACCGTCTCGTTTTACTTGAGGGTTTCCTAAGTATCCGAATTCGCTATTCTTTATCTGGTTCAACATCTATAATATTATCTGCTTTAGTCTTTAATAACATTCTTTGTAGGTCAGTAGTACTACCAACGAAAACATTATTATTAGTCACTTCTCTTTTATCGCTTTCAGCGTTAAGTTCTTTCTTTGCTTTTTGTAATTTCATAAGCTTATCAGTTACATCACTCATATTTCTAATATGATTTGATAGTACTTCAAACGCTCTAGGGTGTTCGGATTCTCTTGCTAATTCTGACATAGCATCCATGCTTAATGTTCCAGTGCGTATTAAATCCTTATAAGTTTCTCTAGAAAACTCATAATCGTCTTTAATATCTTTCTTGCTAATAGCTATCGACGCATTTTCTACATGCTTCTTCGGAAGATTCTTGGCAAGCCTACTTGAGATTTCTTGTTTTTTATCCATAATATTATTTATACGTTATGCGTATGAGGTAAGAGAGGCTGTAGCTCCTGAAGTTCCACCTGTCATTGTTTCTCCAGGTTGGAAGTATCCATCAGCTGAGTTAAAGCCAATAGTTTTTCTAAGTGATACACCATCTACAACAATATCATTAAACGTTCCAACTTTCAATGTAGAGCCCGAAGAACTACCAGTGACTATCTCTCCAACACTGAATGTTCCACTAATAGATGAAGGTAAATTAAGAGTACCTGTTTCTGGAAAGTTAATATAATCAAAAGATGTCGTAATTTTATATTGACCAGAACTTGGACTTGTTGTAACCAATGTATCTGATGCAACTGCAGTTGTAGGAGTGACGGCTATATTTAAACCTTCAAACAACTGAGAGGTATTTCCTTTGTTCATGAAATCTATATCGATCTCTTTAATAATTGCTTGAGAACCTTTACTACTATAAAATGACATCTTCATAGTAAATCCAAGAGTATATGTTAATACTCTTCTTGTCATAAAGTCAGCTTCATAATCGTCGTTAATGCTAACTGAATTTAATACTATAGGTACGTCTTGTTTAAACGAAGTCCAACCATCTATAGGTTTAATTGTAACTGTGTAGTCAGGCTGAAAGAACGGAATGATTTGTTCCATAATTTGTAAACCATCATCTTGGTTTTTAGCCATAATAGTTAATTCCATACCAATATTATATGGCACTTGGAAATCAACTTTATCTCTTTTAGTAACATCCGTACTAGCGTTTGTTATCTTATTTCTTTTATTTTGTTTTTGGTTTAGATCTATATCTAAAGATGTAATTTCAAATCCCATACGAGGAAGTTTAAGAGCCATTGACTGATCAGCTAAATCTTCTTTCATCCTAGCTAGAAACTTTTGTTTAGGACCGTATGCTAATGGGACTTTAATTTGATTTAGTATTCCACCAGAGCCATTCTTACGAATGACTGATATGTTATTAAAAAGCGTACCAAATACTGCTACTGACTTTCTGATTGTTGAGTGATAAAAGTGGCTTCCAAACATTAGAAATTATCCGAAGGATCTCCAAAAGGGTTATTTTCAGTAAAGTCTAAGAATGAATCACCTTCAAGTTCGAATGCGACATTCTCTCCTCCTGAATCTGTTGGGTCTACTAATATACTATTATCTCCTATATCGTAAACCTTTGATATATTACATGATAGAGTAGAGGTTTGCCCTTTTAATGGCAACGTAGATGACACTAGGAAATCTCTAGCTTCTGCTACTCCATTTACTCCAATTTGAGATACCTGTATTTGTCCAGCCGTGGCTGATACATTGACTACTTTCTGAACCGTGGCAAATACTGAGGTTAATTCATTGCCATCACCATCAACTGTAAGTATTTGTTTAACTTGCTCGCCTTGAGTGAATTGATTACTTGATGTTGTGGTATAATCCAATGTGACTTGGTACGATTGAGTTTCTTCGACTGCATCTATACCAACAACACCTGTATCAAAGTCTTCATCATTATATTCATATAGAGAACATTGTAATCTATAAACTGGAAGATTCGATAACTGATAGAATGGTTGTTCATGCTCTACAAACATGACTTCAAAGAATTTATTAGATAGTGGTAGGAATATTAAGTCACCTTCTCTTGGTCTAGGTGAATCATTAATCTCATCCTGTAGGCCTACATACCTATCCCATATTTTACGAGATACTACAAAGTTAACTTCATCTCTGATTTCTAAACCAAACTTAGAATATAAATCCCCTTGACCTTCGAAACCATCACTACCTTCGATATACGCTTCAATCATATACGCATCGTCAAACTTAGAAGCTCTATCTTCTCCTAAAATTACATCTTTGCTTAATGTTTCTCTTGGTAAATAATATATATCTTGACCAAAAATCTTTAATGACTCGATAATTAAATCTTCATAAAGGTTCTGTTCAGATCTTACCGCCTGAGAAAAATATACGTTCCTAGGCATACTTTATCCTATGTAGAAATCGACAGGTTCTTCCCAATTTAAACGCGCCTCTTCTTCTAATTTTATTATTTCTTCTTTGGCATCGTCGAATATTTGTCGACCGTTAAAAGTTACTCCGCCAGGCATAACCATTCCTTCAAATTTAATTAGGTTGGTTCCCCATTGGTATTTAATTAGTGCTGTTGCATATCTTTTTAAGAAGTAATCGTTATATACATCAGTATATGTTGCTGGGTCGATTACTCTATAACATTCAATTGCAATATATGAATCAACAGAAACATCTAGTTCCCATTTCATATCAACTCGTAATTGATTCTTATGTCTGTCGAAGCTAATATGTTTTTCATCTGAATCGATTAACATATCTAGCATAGATAACCATTGCATTTTCATTGTGTAATCTAATAAGCTACCCATGAATCCCAATGAATACATGTCATTCAAATGCATTTGGTATTTAACATCAAACATATTATGTGACAT